TCTACATCTGATGTAAGCTCAGAGCCGAACTGGGTTAGCTCGGACTCATTCATAAATTCAGCTAGGTTGGCATCAAAGTCCGTCTCACCAAGCTCGCGAGGTTCAATATCAATCTCTACCCCGTCCATCTTGATGGACATTGACTCCGGGTCTACAACCTCGATCTCAATTTCCTCGGCTGACTCTTCGTCGATCCCAATTGGGGCTTGGTATAGGGCTTTTTCAATCGCCATAATTCATCCTTAGTAATAAGCAGCCCGGCGCTGCTTGAAGTATTGAATGTCGTCCTCTTCGTCAAGAGTAGTACGTACATAACCACCCTGCCTAAATCGCATTAAGGCAAGGGAGACCGAGTCCACATAGTCATCATGGTCCCCATTAGGGAAACTTGCAACTTCCTCCACCACTTCCTCGGCCCAGTTAGTGTTTGGAACCCATATACGACTTGAAGCAAATAGATCAGATACAGCATTTAATCGCGTGATCTTATCGTTGCCTTTGGTTGGGGTAAACTCCTGAACGGGAACGCCCATAGATCTAAGCTCATAGATGAGGGGAGCGCCAGAGGCCTTCTTTTCTATGATGAGTCCGTCGGGGTTCCATTCCTTGTACTGTTCTAACACCCGTTTTTTCAATTCCGGGAACTCAAGCCGGTCCCGAAAGGCGTTTAACAGTATTAAATTTGCCTGTTCTTTGCCCGTATCGTCCGGGTGGTAGAAGACCCCCCAGGTAGTACAGGCCGAATAGTCGGCTCGGGTGTTCTTTTCGAACGCTGTATCCCAGGCTTGGATGATCATATCGACCGGAGGCGGGGAATCGTTCTCCCAAATCTGCCACCACTCCCGTTTTACGATGGCTGAACCCTCTGAGGTAGGGTCTTGTTGGTACTGAGCCTGCCATTTTGGGTGGGGAAGTTCCTCTTTTAGGGACGATAACTCACTCAAACTCCAAAATTCCGGCCATAAAGGCTTTCCAGAGGGCAAAATTGCTGGAAATTCAACAACATCCCACTCATCCCCGCCCCGCTGAGCGCTGGCTTTAAGGACTTGGCCAGTTAAATCGCGCTTTCCCCACCGGGTCATCACGATAACAATTGACCCACCCGGCTGAAGACGCTGCCTTGGGCCAGAGGAGTACCACTCGTAGACCTTATCAAAGACCCCGGGGTCTCCGGCGGCTAGGGCTGCTTCTTGTTCTGAGTGCGGGTCGTCGATAATAAGGAGGTCAGCTCCCTTACCAGTGACGGTACCGCCAACGCCAATAGCAAAATACTCACCATTAGCATTAGTAGACCACCGCCCAGCAGCCTTAGAGTCGTGTCGCAGGGATACGTTCGGAAATACTTTTGCATAAGTCTCCCCATCTACTAGGTTACGGACCTTCCGGCCAAAGCCGACCGCTAGTTCGGCGGTATTAGAGGTCTGGATAATCTTCTTCCCAGGATACTTCCCCAGGAACCAGGCCGGCAATAAGTAAGAAGCAAACTCCGACTTGGTGTGCCGGGGTGGCATATTGATAATAAGTCTCTTTAGCTTTCCGGCAGCTATGTCCTCAAACTTCTTGGCCATGACCGCATGATGGCGGCCGTGGATAAAGCTGGGCCACATGGCCTTAACAAAGTTCATAAAAGAGTTCTGCGCTTTTTCCCGCATCAGGGCGTCCTGATACTGCTGAGCCATAGACAGTATCTCGTCTCGCTGGGCGTCCGGCAGATTGGAAATAAAGTCTAAAACCTTACTCAATCTTATGAACCCTCATATAAGACGGACGCACTGTCCTCGCCCGGCCGGGGATTCCTTTACACACCCCCAGGCGGATCAGCATCTGGATCTTCCTAGATACATTCCCCCTACCTCTTTCACCAGTGATAAACATAATCTCGTCTATAGACGGGGCGTAGCCATACTTCTTCCACCACTCATCTATCACCATGTAGGTCTGCTTTAAGGCCGGAGTCATTTCAGGAACTTTTGTACCCATCTCGTAAATTTATATATATACCCCCCACCCCTCTCTGAATCCAAAACTGTAGGGGGGTGATTGCAGTAATTAACTCCCCCAGATAACTCGCCATTTTTCACTAGCCCCCACCCCTTGTTTGTTAACAAATTTGTTAATTTTCTGTTAAGTTAGTGAGTACTTAAGTTATAAGTGCTTGATTTCATTGAGAAAGTACACCTTAACAGCTGTTAAGGTGTGATGTATGGGACAGGTTTGGGACATAGTTGAATGAGTGGATTAGTATGCGTAGTTAACTCCGGCACCGTCAAACCGTCTCGGGGGGGTGCGGGTGCGGTGGGGTCTCGGCCGGCGCGTTTTCAGTGGCCTCGGGGGCAGGAAGCGCGGACAGCTCAGCCAGCAGGGATTCGGCGTCTATCGTGTTCGCGTCCTGCGCGTCAGACTTGGCCACGGCCCGGAGCGATTCGAGTAGTCGCTCTTTGATATCCACAGAGGCGGAGAGCTTCAAGACCTCCCGCCGCTCAGTAAAGGCGGCCACCTCGGTCACCTTCCCCAATAGCTCCAGCGCTTTGATCTGCTGGGCGTCCTTAACGCTGGGGTCGGTTGCCTTCTTTGTCAGCTCGCTTATCACTAAGGCTCTTAGCTGGGCAGGGGTTCGTAATCGCTCCAGCTCAAACGCCCGCTCGAAGGCTTCCTTCAGCGATATTATCGCGGCATCCTTAGCAAGGGCCTGCCCTCGGCGGCTTGCGGATTGGGGCTTGGCCTTCGTCTCCCTGCTCTTGCGGTATGCCCCAGCCTTACTCTCTCCGAGTGCTAGCTGGCGGGCGAATTCAATATCCTTGCGACTCAGCTTCTTTTCCTTCGTTGCTGTCGCGCCCACTAAAAGCACCTCTACGGGAACCTGATCCAGCCCTTCCCTGATCTGCTCTCTAGTCAATTTTCCCATGGGTACATTTTCGGAATCGGCTATCAATTGGGCGGAGTGTATAGCTTCCACTTATTGAGCGCAAGCTGAGCTGTTTCGCTTCGCTCTTTTCCCCCGCGCCTTCGATTGATTCGGGCTATCAATTTCTGATTTCGATTAGAAAATAAAATGGCACCATTCGGTTGATAGTCAACCAAAGCATGAGATGATTCGTTTTATCAGTAACCGCCCCGGACGGTTTCCGGGATACCGCTAGGAGATTTTATGACCAAACACATCAACCTTGATGATTTATTCGAAGAGTGCCTTCAGGATACCCGCGAAGCTCTCCGCAGAGGGGAGATCAGCGATTACAAGGCGAACATTGATCGGCTGGAGATATTCCTTCAGAGCAACCCCGGCGACCCTTATACGCTCGCTTGGTCTGCTGATGGCTTTATGACCCCCGCTGAGAATTTCATTGACTAACCCGCCGCCGGGGCGGTTCCCCGGTTCAACCGCTAGGAGATCAAAACCATGAATTATCTAATCACCCACAGCAAAGGCCCTCAGGGTTGGTCAGAGGCCCGAATTGCACCCGTATCGAGTAAACGTCTTAGCCCCTTCGAACGCGAATGGCTGGACTGGATGCTCGCCAACGGTTCGACCGTAGTCACCATAGGCGACACCATGCTAGAGATCAAGACGCCCCAAGAAGTGAACGACTAACTAACCGCCGGGGGTTCGCCCCCGGTTTTTCTCACCGCTAGGAGAACCACACCATGTCAACATTTATCGAATTTGAAGGCGGCCTTGTAATCGAGACCGACAACCCTGAATTTCACCCCGAGGGGAAAAGACTCACCCGGAAAGCGGGCCAGCAAAAACGCCGGGAATACTGCCGCGCCCAATTGCTAAAGATTCTCAAACCCGGCGACACCGTTTACACCGTCCTGCGCCATGTATCCGCCTCGGGTATGTCTCGCCGCATTGACCTTTACACGATCAAAGACGGACGGATGCAGTATCTCTCCGGGTATGCCGCCGGACTGATGGACCGGAAACTATCCGACAAGCCGGGAATCGTGGTCGGCGGGTGCGGTATGGATATGGGCTTCCACCTTGTTTACTGCCTGTCCTATTCCCTTTTCAAAGACTCCCCGCCGGAGGGCCACAGGGACGGAGGGTATGCCCTGCGGCATGAGTGGATTTAAGCCCTTGACCTGATGCCCTGCGGGTCAGGGTATCGGGGCGCGGACTTCGCGTCTCAACCGCTAGGAGGTAAACAAGTGAACAGGGTCAAGGTTTTTGACAAGGGTTCCGCAAGTATTGAACGGATATTCCCCTCGGGGATGTATCTCGTCCAATGCTACACGGGCCACGAGCTGCACGACAAAATCCGCTGCGACACATACCGCGCCGCAATGGATTATTTCCGGGCATTTTGCCGGATTGCTAAAAATGGGGGTGCGCGATGATTTACCAATACAAGCCACAACCGAACGACCCGCAAGCCCAGACTCTCCCCTACGGTCTGCGCTTGAAGGTCATCCCGGGAACCCGCGAGGGCTACCCGCAAAGCACCGTGCAGGTGAAGGATACCGCCGGGAATCCCCTCGGCCGGGTGCTGTTTTCCTCGTTGGAGGTGCTGAGATGAAGAGCGGCGCGAAATATCAAATAGTCGAGCTTCCCGATGAGGTTTCGATAGTGGACACCGAGAGCAATCGGCCCGTGGTTTCTTACCCTTACGAGGACACCGCCGAGCTGTTTCATCAAACTATGAACGCCACCCGCGAATGCTCACGACTTAACGGGGGCCAGCCATGAACCGACGAGACCTTGAGGAAATGCGCCGCCGATTGGCAGAGAGACAAGCCGCAGAGGCCGCCGACCATCCGGCGATGCTGATCGTGAGCGCAGTCGCGTTCATTTTTTTAATCGTTGTCATGAGTGCAATTTGACGGAGAGAGAAATGGAAATTTTAGAAATTACGGTTTATTCGTTTGATGAGCTGGAGGACAAGGCCAAAGAGAAAGCCCGGGAATGGTTGCGAAGAGACCTCGATTATCCGTGGTTCGATGAGGCCATCGGTTCGATTCGGGCCTTCGTTCGACACTTCGGGGCCGAGGTTACGGATTGGTCACTGGGGTCAGGATCGGGCAGAGACTATATCAAAACTGATATAACCCCGGCGCATTTCCGAGGCGTAAAGCTCAAGGACATCCACCGCGACTATATGCCCACGGGCTACGCCTTAGACGCCGATTTGTGGGGCGAATTCTATCGGGTGTTCGAGAAAACCGGGGACGCGAAGTATGCCTTCGAGCAAGCCCTCGAAGAAGCCATCATCGGGATACAGAGAGATATCGACTATCAGTATTCGGACGAGTGTGTAGATGAGACCCTGAGAATCAATGAGTATCGGTTCACCGAAACCGGAAAATTTTTTAACCGCTAGGAGGAAATTATGGGATTGTGCGTATCTGTTTATAGATGGAGTTTGGGTGACTGCACCAATGGCGGGATTTCCGCCGGGGTCTCTGATCTGTGCGTGGTGAATGTTCCGGGGCCGTTTTCGCCATCCGAGGATTGTCCGGCTGCGGAGCTAGTGCCTGGACCCGTTAAAGGGCAGGCGATTATCAAGCCGATCGGAGACCAACCCGGAATGATCGGGCCTATGTTCGGCGGTAATTACGCCAGCAGCAGCGATTCACGATTCAATGAGGCTGTTCGCAAGATAACGGGCCAGCTCACTTACGGAGCTGTTGCAATTCACGATCGGTTTGAGACCCAGGAAGAGTATGACGCACTAAGCCGCTGACCTTCTGCCCCTGGGAGACCGGGGGCAGCGGGGCGGGGGCTTCCCGTCTTATCGCTAGGAGGTTTTTATGAGAAGAGAAGATCTAACCGGAAAACGGTTTGGCAAATTAACTGCGTTGGAATACTCGGGGTCTACACCGGATGGGAGATCCCTTTGGAAGTGTCTTTGCGATTGTGGAATGACCACGATTAAAAGGGCCGGAACCATGAAGCGCGGGGGGACCCAGTCTTGCGGGTGCATCGTTCGGAATATGCGAGGAGAGAATAATCCCAGAAACATAAAACGATTCCGGGAAAGAGGGGTTTATTTCCACTCAAAACGGGACGACTGGTATGTAAGGGCAAAGACCATCCTTGCCGGGGCTAAGAAAAACAATACTCCCTTTGGGTTCAAAGATGCGTTGGACTTTACCATCTATCTGAAAAGTATCGCTCCCGAAGTCTGCCCAGTATTTGGCGTTCCCATGACCACGGGCAAAAGAGTGCTTCACGATTGGAGTCCAAGCGTGGACAAAATCGACAAGAAAAAGGGATATGTGCGAGGAAACATTCAGATTATTAGTTACCTTGCCAATGCCATGAAACGGGATGCTAGTCCCGAGCGGCTAAATCAATTCGCCCGATGGGTATTAGCAAACAATTAAAAGGAAAACTATGCGAGTAATTATTTCAGCTGAGGACATGATTACCGCCTTTGAGATCGTGAGGCTAACCCTTGAAAATAGGGATACCTATGACTCGATAGCGAGACAGATGGATGTATCCGATGAGGAACTATCCCGGCTTTATAACCGGATCATGGGGTTCCTCGATGGTGATCTGAGGTCTGCCTGATGAATCTCAAAGACGGAAACGGGAAGGTGCCAGTGTATATGGGGGGAGACTCCCCCTATATCCTGGTGGACTTCCCAAGCAAAGAGGCATTCTTCCAGCTCTTCAAACGGACGCATCACCCCGGGAGTAAGGAGAAATTCTGGGAGGTTCTGACAAAGAGAGCGGCCGGGGCTACACTCTCCCAGGCAGGTGAGCCATACATGACCAAGGAGGGAGTCCGGCGGATCGAAGCCCGGTTCCTCCGCTTGGTCAGAGAGGCTTACCAAGCAAAACTTTTTTCAGAGAGATAGACGCTTGGAACAGACCGTGCCTGAGATGGTAGTCGTTGAAGTCCTCCCCGATTGTTGGGGAGATCCAGTAAGGCTTGCCTGCGTTCCTCGCGGCCTTTTCGCCCACTCCATTGGGATCGTTGTCGGCGACAATGAAACACTCCGAAATGCCCCGCGCTACCTCCTCCAGGTTCGATGCCGAGAAACATACACGAATCGCATACGGGAGCTTTATAGCGTTCATGGCGGCCTTGATGCTGAGCGCCGTGGCGTAACCCTCGCAGAGCAATGTGATCCCCTTTGCTCCCATGTTGTAGGTTGCCCCCTTAGTAATCTGTCCGTAGAGGAACTTCTTAGTCCCCTCTTCATTGATGAGCTGCGCCCCTACAAGGTCCCGATTACGGCGCATGGGGATAACTAAGAGCCGCACGGGTTCTGACTTATTGGGATCGTGGATCGTCCAGATCTTGCTTGCCTCGTCCGGGAATCCCTTGCGATCCAGGTATGGGTGAGGTGCATTGAGGCATTCGTCTAAGATCTTCTGCGCCTTGACTGCCGCCCGGTCTGCATCCTTCTGCCTCTGCTGATCGACCTCCACCCTCTGCTTGCGTAGCTCCGGAGTGAAATGGAATTGTTTATCTGCCTTCCAGAGGGCGACCTTCTGCATCGTGGCCCAGTTCTGAACGAAGCCGTGGTCTCCCATGAATTTATAGCGGCCGTTCTTTTTTCTCGGGTGATCCACCGTGGGAGTAGCGATCCACCGAAACGGAATAACACTGTCGATAATTAGCCCGTGATCCCGGGCGAAGTCCTCGAACCTCATGCTCTTACCCCCTTAATTCTTCTAGCCCAGGCGATGTTCCTGCTCTTAACCCAGTTAACCGTCTTCAATGTCGGCGGGATGCCGATCTCTGTCATGTTCTTCGGCCAGACTCCGAACTTCTCCTTGAACTTGTTACTCGCCCAGCCCTTTTTGTAATTCTTTTCATTGGCGATATAGACCAGCTCGGAATAGAAAGTCTGCTTCTCATCTCTGAGATGTTTCGTGGTGCCGAATAGCTCGTGCATCTCCCCTGCCACCGAGTCAACATGATTGCGCTTGCGTCTGACATAGCCGCAGTTGGTACAGATGTCTGATCTGCTGGGCCACAGATGACCGCAGGCTGGACACTTGGATTCTTTCTTAACCTTCTCTGTCGGTTCCCGCTTTGCCCGCTCGCCCTCGTTGCTCAGCTCCTTGACTCCCGACTCGAAGATGTTGTCCCAGTCCTCACGGAACCGCAGGTAATTGCCTGAGTGATCCAGCCACAATGCAAAGTCTTTTCCCTCAAAGCTCCGCATGACCCGGCCCATCTGCTGAACATGAGATGAGATTGACTTTGAGAATGGCCTGGCTGATACGCCTATCTTTACATCGGGAACATCGAAGCCCCGGGTCAAGATGTCAGTAGCGATAAGCCCGTGGATCTGGGTGTCGGGCTTGGCGAAGTCCTCGATGGCCGCCTTCTTAAACTCATCATTATCCTTGTAGCTGATCGACACGAAGTTGTATCCCTTCCTGGCGAACTGCTCCACCAGGTCTGCGCCGTGTGCTACGCCGGCACAGAACACGATGGTCTTCTCCGGCTTACCGAATACCTCGTGGGTCTTTTTCTCCCACTCGTTAACGATGTCTCCGGTGATCTTCATGCCGCGCTCAGTGACCTCATCGGGCGACCATTCGCCGGCCACCTTCTTGGCACCCGACATGTCGATCTCTTTAGCGATGAATACTTTGAGCGGGGTTAGCCACCTCTCATCGACCAGCCACTTTGTTGTCGCGCCGTTCACCACATTGGTATAGATCTCTCCGAGTCCCTTGGTAAACGGGGTTGCAGTCAGTCCGATCACTCGGATGCCTGGGTTCTCTTTAATAAAGTCGGATGTCTGCTTGCGGGTGATGTGACACTCGTCCACGATCATCAGATCAATGTTCGGGAATCCCTTGCGCCGCTCCATCGTCTGAGCTGAGCAGACTTGCAGTCTCTCGGCCAGGTTCCACTTCCAATGATCGGCCTGGAAAACTCCGTGCGGGATAGCGTACTTGGTCAGTCGGTTGCTAGTCTGATCGACCAGCACCAGGCGATCCAGGACAATCGCCGCTCTGTTGTACTTCTCGATGGTGGCCTTCATCAGATAGATCGCCACCTCTGTCTTGCCGAACCCTGTTGGCGCGTATAAGAGCTGCGCCCTGTGTCCCTTCCTGAATCCTTCTCTTAACTTCTCAATCACCTGCATCTGATGGTCTCTCAGATGTAATTCCATTCTTAGCCCCTTTGTTTGCGGTCTTCTCTTTCGATTGCATCACGCATCATATTTGCAGTGATGCCAAGCTCGTGTGCCATAAACTTTGCTACATCGTAATTCCGTTTATTGCACTCACGCCCGATATTCATTATCAACATTTTGCAACGAATCAAAAACTCGGAATAATCCTGAGCCAGTTCAACCCGCTTCATTCGACCCCCGCTTTCTTAAGTTTGTTTTGTAGTGTCTTAACTGTCCGCATAAGTTCGGAGTTCCTGTTCTGGAACATGTCCCGACTATCTCTGAGCGACTTGTTCTCCATCTCTAAGATCTTGATTTGATTGCGAAGATCGGTGACCGTGTCCTGGATGTCGATCTTCTCGATCTCACTGGCATCCCACTGGCCAATGGCGATCTTGTCCTTGAGCAGGATGTTCTCTTCGTGGAGCTGGGTGATGGTGTCCGTTAGCTCCGCGATCTTGTCATCGAAGTCTGAACTGGGTGCCTTGGGGCTTTCTTCCGCACTCTCAACCGCACTATCTGGAGTACTCTTCTCCCGTTTTTTCTTGCTCTTCTCAGTGTTCATTTCGGTGGTGTTACCGTGACGATCCACATACTTGCTCTGGACTTTCTTGGCTACCTTGCCGGCCTCTTCCATAGCATGGCGCACCCTGCCCACGGTCATGCTGGAGACGCCAATATGCTTGGCGATCTGGACGTCCGACCACTTGCTCCATTCCTTGTCCAATAGCATCAGGCCAATGATCTGCCGGATGTCTGCGCTGGTCAGCTTCAGGCCGCGCTTGCCGTTGGCCCCGTAGGCGTACAGCTTGGCTTCCCGTTGGGTTCCCTCGTGGACATCAAACTCTGCCTCCAGTTCGCCGTTGGCCTTGCGGGCAAAGTACCTGTGAAACCCGTCGGCCAGCCAGTAGTCAGACCCATCGTGGAAAACCACCATAGGGGGGAATTTGTCCCCCTCCTTGAGGCTGTCCGAGTACTCCATGACTACGTCTTGGTCTAGGCCAACACGGGCTTGTGTGCCTCCGTCTATGCGGATGGCAGATAGTTCCAGCTTCATCTTCTCTCCTAGCGTTTGTCAGTCTTTTAACTTATGTAGCTTCACACTTCCCTGCTGGACCACATCCGTGTATCCCTTCTCATGCAGGAACTTAAGTATAGTCGTGGCCCTGCTTTCACTGAGGATAAATCTCTTGGCTA